ATAGTTTTTATAATAGCAGGTCCTTCAAGAGATATTTTATTAGAAGGAAATAGTGATGCTATATCTTATTACTACACAAATGCTATTTCAATTTGGGGGAGGAGTCATTTAAATATGCTTCCTTCAACTTCAACAACTAGTAAAAACACAGATACTATACCTAAGGAGGATGTAGAGAAGGGAATTACAAATAATAAAGATACTCAAGTTAAAGAGCCTAAACCTGGGAATACTTTTAGAGAAAAATCAAATATAAGAAACTTATTTCCAAATGAAGGGGACGTTATAATAGAAGGAAGATTTGGAAATTCAATTAGATTTAGCTCAACAGCAAAACAATCTAAAGAGAATAAAGATTCAGAAAGCCCTTGGAGTACCGAAGGTAGAGAAGGAAATCCAATTACAATCATAAGAAATGGCCAGTCAAAAGCTGATTTAGATTTTAATAATTGGTTCCCAATATATGAAGATATTCAAAATGATGATTCATCTATATACCTAACCTCAGGACAAACAATTCCAGTTGTTTTAGCCTCTAATAATTTTGCTTCATTTGGGATTGATGCTATACCAATAGCTAATACTACTAAATTACTCGAAGATGTTTCTATTTTAGATCCTTCTTCTTCACTTGTAGAATTAGATGATACAAAAAATATTTATGATACAATAAACCAAGAACCAGATTTATCTACAGAGGCAGAAAATGATAGAAAAACTATTGAAAAATTCCAAAAACAAATAGATAATACTATAAAGGTTGCATCTCAGGACCAACAAATATTTGATGAATTTGAATTAAAAGGAGAAGATAACTAATGATAGAACTTATTATAGACATATTTGATTTGTATCAACAATTTATGGGTGTCCCTGAGGGGATGACCTATGCTTTATTCGGAAGTAGAAAAAGGAAAAAGGCTAAAGAAATGATGGAGGGATTAGACGGGGGAGTACCTGAATTAGAAAGCCTTAAAGTAGAGACTAATGTTGGTGATTTACCAAAATTCACAGAAACGGATACAAGAACTTCTAAACCCCAAGCCCCCGCAGCAACTTCTTATAAACCTACATTTCCATATAGAGGAAAACAAATCATTATTGATTCAGGTAGAGTATTGTTAAATGCTAAAGATGATTCTATTTTTATATTAGGAGATAAAGCAGTAGGTATATCTACTAATGGAACCTTTAATATAGATAGTGGTGGAAAAACAATTATAAATTCACCACAAATAGATTTAGGCTTAGATGCTCAACACCCTATAATGAAAGGTGATTTATTTTTAAGTATTTTTCAACAATTTCTAGCTATAATAGATAGTGTTGTAGTCCCTGCACTTTCATCAGCTACTGATTCTAATAATGTAGACATAGCAAATGTAAATAGGGCAGGTGAAGCACTAGGAGAAGCAGCAAGGGCCTTAAACGAAATATTACCTGATGTTTTATCAGATAAAGTTAAAACTCAATAACCATGCCACGTGATCCAGTAAGTACAGTATCAGTCATTACAAGTAGAGGGCCTGACCTTACTATACCAGAAATAACGGCCCCTCCATTAGATCTTCCAGAAATTCCTACTGAACCTAAAAAATTCTTAGAGAAGGCATATAATTCATTACAAGCTTTTAATAAAGGTTTACAGAGCGTTGTTATGATTACTGTATATGGTAATAAAACTAAACCTGTAATACTAACAAATTTTAAAGATAGTAAAAAAAGAAAAGAAATAAAATATGCTATTAGAAATATAGGTGAAAATCCTTCTTTACTTAATGTTAATAACACTCTTGAAGTAATTAATACATATGATCTTTGTAACCCTTTACAATTTATTGTAAGTCAAATTTTTCCACCTGGTAGTGAAGTAGCTAATGTCTTTGATGATATTCAAGAATTTGTAAATGACCTAGTAGGTTCATTTAGAAAATTTTCATTAGTAGGAGGAACCTATGAAAGCAAAGCTACACCTACAGGAGGTTTCTTAGAATTTAAAACTGGTAAAATTACATTAAGCTCTACAGATGAAAATAAATTTACAAAAGGATCTTTTGTAACTATTACCCAAACTGACCAACCAAAAATTACCTCTCTCATGAGAGGAACTATTGATAGCCTAGTAGAAGGTGTATATACAATTAATGTAGAAACCCTTTCTCCACCCGTCCCACCTTACCAAAGAAATAAAAATGGAGATGTTCTTACATTTGATAATGGAGAACCTATTGAAGAAACTTTTAGGAATTTTATAATACAGGGAGAAAATCAAATATCAAGTGATGTTCAATCAATAGGTAATGATTTATTAGACATAAGTAGTGATTTAAAAAGTTTTGATTTTATTACATTACGTAATATTGTAAATACATTACCATCATCTATATCTGGTGTAGCTAAATTTAAAAAAGCACTAAAAGATATTCAAGAAGAAATTGAAGATTTAAATAAAAGAACATCTGGACCTGCAGATAGAATTCAAGCAGCTGGAGGTTTAATTGCTGGTGATTTAACTGTTGAAGAGGTTATTGGGAAATCAAGAAAATTAAGAGATGCTTACAATAAAATATTACCCTATACAGATTTAAAATTTGCTATACAGCAAGGTTTTAAAAAAGACATAGAAAATATTAATAGATTTTTAAGAGACGCTATACCCTTTCAAGAATTGGCTATTATCCTTAATTCAATTGCTAATATAGCTAAAACTATTGTTACAATAATAAACTTTATCTTAGCCCTTATAACTACTATTAATATGATAATAAAAATAGTACTTATAGTTCTTAAAGTAGTTAGATTAGTATTAAAAGTTATAAAAATAACCACTGCCCCTATCCCTGCTTTATTACTTCCTGTAGGAGCTATAGTAGCACCTGCTAATTTTATTAAAAAGTTAGAAGAAGCTATTACTAGAACTATTGATTTATTAACTAAAATAAGTGATGAATTCGAAATAACATTAGGAATGTTATCATTTACTAAAACTCATTTAACATATTTTATAAAAAATGTTGCCAAACTATCAGCAAAATTATATAGTTGCCCTCAACTTAATAAAACAGGCTTCGCAGAATCTTCAAATGAAGCATTAAGAAATAGTTTTTGGGCATTAAAAAATCTCCTTGAAGGAATCCCAAACCTAGATAAATTTGAAGCGGGACAACAGGGTGTAGCTGAAGTAAATAGAACCGGTGCTAGTACATTTGTAGTAATAGATGGATATGGAACTATAATGCCTTTATCTGATAGTGTATTTGGGTTTGATGAATTTGGAAATATCCTATTTTATGGTGAGTTATCTTCATTAGCAACAGGGGTTAATTTTGAAGATACTTTAGGACAAGATTTTAGAAGTAGACTTCAATATTTTACCTTTAATAAATTTGAAGCTGCTAAACATGGTCCACTAATAGAATCAGCTGATAATATATATCTTGATAGTCAAATAATAGCAGACCCAAAGGATGCATTTGGTAACTTTCAAGAAATATATTTAGGATATACTCTTAAAATTCAAGAAGATAAGCCTATAGATAAAAACAAACAAAATCTTTTAAGAAGAAGAGGAATAGCCTTGGGTTCAGAAAATAATATAGTAGCATCTACTGATTTAACATTTGCCGATGACCTACAAGGCATAATTAGTGAATTAAAATATAAATTAAAAATAAAACTTCAACAAGGTTTAATCGGGATAAACACACTAGATAAGCAACCTAATGAAATAAGTGATTCTGATGCTTTAAATATAGTAGAAGATTTAGGGTCAAATCCAATAGCAGTTAGTAATATAAAAGCAAAAGCAAATAATAGAGCAACTAGTAATATATCTTCTGGTAAAGCAGGAAATTCAATAGAAGGTAAACAAATAAATCCTAATGAACCAATAGAAACAAGAATTGGAGGAGAATCATTTACTCAAGACCAATCTATGGGAGGGGGAAATATAACGGGCGCTAGTAGTATTGCTGATAAAGAATCACCAAGTAGAATTATTGATACAAAAACATTACTATCACCTCTAATTGAAGAACATAAACAAAACAATCCTGAAATTAAAGGAATAGTAGATGTATTTAACACACTTAATTCAGTAGATGCAACAACCTTAAGTAATCTTTTAAAATCTCCAAACTCACAGAATTTGTCTGATGTAGAATTATTTAGTACATTAAAAGAACAAATATTAAGTACAGTTGATCCTAACCCAAATAAAGTTAAAGAAGTTGAAAGAAAAACAAAACAATGGTATGAAGGTTTAAGAAATTCAACTAGATTAGAATGGGAACAATTAACATTAAATTATAGGCCTCCTCAACAACCTTCCCCACCTGATTATGAGGATTATTTTACACAAATAGAGGAACAAGCTTTACCACAATGGGTTAGAACTTTACAAAGGGCAAAATATACCGAAAATGAAATTCAATATGGTATTAGTGATATTAATATAAGAGATAAATACCAAATAAAAATAGGTCCAGAACCTTCTAAAGTTACAGTAACATTACGCCCGGCATTTAGAAGAAAAAATTAATATATAAATATTTATAATCATGAAATTAGAAGCTTTTAGAAAAATAATTAGAGAGGAAGTGAGAGGTGTAATTAAAGAAGAATTATCTTTAATTATGCAAAATCCTATCACTGAAACTAAAGTAGTTCAGAAGCCGGTTGTCGAACAAAAATCAAAGACTAACTTATTATCTGAATTAATTAATGAAACACCCCAACCAACACCACAATCTGCAAAACCCTCACAACCTTTATTTGAAGGAGCTGGTGCTTTAGCAGATGTTTTAAACCAAACACATGTTGAAGGCGGGTGGAGAAATCTTAATGGTGGAATGTCATCACAAGATGCTGTAGGATTCCAAGGCGGTATGCCTGGAACACCTACCAAAGTAGTAGATTCAGTTGATGCAATGATATCAAACCAAAAAACATCTGATATAAACCAAGTATCAATTGATGCTGTACCAGATTTTTCAGGTTTAATGGGTAAAATGAAAGACGCAGGTAAAATATAATGACATATATAGTTAGAAATGTAGATCTTTTAGATACTAAACCTAGTACAGGTATTGGTATAACTGTTCCATTTGATGGACCAACTGGAATTAATACTACATTTACAACTAGAGATACAATAAAATCTAATCTATTAAATTTTATCCTAACAGGTAAAAGAGAAAGGATATTTAACCCAAGTTTCGGTTCTGGGGTAAGAGAATTATTATTCCAACCAATAACAGAAGACATAATTGATCAAATAGATAATTTAATTAGAGGTGGAGTAGAAGCTTATTTTCCAACAGTTGAAATAAAAGAATTAGAAGTAACACTTCAACCAGATAGTCATAGTTTTAATATATACTTAAACTATTCAATTATCAATACTAATATTGAAGATGAACTTCAAATAAACCTTAATAATGGCTGAGAGTAAACAAATACAATATTTAAATAAAGACTTTGACGGGTTCAAGCAAAAATTACTTGAATTTGCCCAAGTATACTATCCTGATACTTACAATGACTTTTCAGATACATCAGCTGGTTTGATGTTAATTGAAATGGCTGCTTATGTAGGTGATGTTTTATCATATTATGGGGATAATCAAGTACAAGAAAACTTTTTAGAATTTGCTAAACAAAGAGATAATTTATTATCATTAGCTTATACACATGGGTACTTCCCTCAAGTAACTACAGCTGCAACAACAGGTGTAGATATTTTCCAATTAGTACCTTCTACTACTGCCTTTGGTTCAGTAAGACCAGATTATAATTATGCTATGATTTTAGCTAATGGGGCTCAAATTCAATCATCAAATGATAGTAGTGTTTTCTTTTATATAGAAAACCAAGTTAATTTTACCTCATCTGGAAGTTTTGACCCAACAACAACATCTGTTTATTCCGTAGATAGTTCAAACAACCCTAACTTCTACCTACTTAAAAAAACAACACAAGCATCAGCTGGTACTTTAAAATCAGCAACATTTACATTTACTACACCTGAAAAATTTTCAACTATACAAATACAAGATACAAATATAATTGAAATAGTTTCAATTACAGATAGTGATAGTAACAGATGGTATGAGGTGCCTTATTTAGCTCAAGAAACAATTTTTGACTCTGTAACTAATATAGCATCAAATGATCCTACTTTAGCGCAATATAACGAGACTACTCCTTATTTACTTAAAACTAAAAAGGTGCCTCGTAGATGGGTAAAAAGATTTAAATCAGACAATACCCTCGAAATTCAATTTGGTCCAGGTGTATCATCAAACCCTGATGAAATTATCACTCCTAACTCAGATAATATAGGCTTAGGTTTACCTTATGGAACAGATAAATTAACAACTGCTTGGGATCCAGCTAATTTCACTTATACTAAAACTTATGGAGTTGCACCTTCAAATACAACTTTAACAGTTCAATATTTAGTAGGAGGGGGAGCTGAATCTAATGTTTCAGTCCAGTCTTTAACAATATTAGATTCTGGTTCTGTTAGTTTCTTTGGATCAGGGTTAGATTCAACACTTCAAGAAACAGTTAGTGGTTCATTAGCATTTTCAAATGCTGAAGCAGCTACAGGAGGGGGAGATGGAGATACAAATGAAGATATAAGAAGAAAATCAATAGCACAATATCCAACTCAATTAAGAACTGTAACTAAAGATGATTATGCTATTAGAGCTTTATCTTTACCTTCAAAGTATGGTAAAATATCTAAAGTTTATGTAACACAGGAAAACCAAGAATCAACTAAAAATTCAGAAGAATTATATGATACAAATACTTTATCATTATATGTTTTATCACAAAATAATGTAAATGATTTAATAGTTGCTGATCCTGCTTTAAAAGAAAACTTAAGAATATTCTTAGCAGAATATAGAATGTTAACAGACGCTATTAGAATAAAAGATGCATTTATTATTAATATTGGAATTAATTTTGATGTAATTTTATTGCCTAATTTTAATACTCAAACAGTATTAAATGCTTGTATAAATGCATTAAAAGATTATTTTGATATAGATAAATGGCAAATAAACCAACCTATTTTAATTAATAATGTTCGAAATGTAATTGATAAGGTAAATGGTGTTCAAACAGTTAAAAAATTAGAATTTATTAATAAAGTTGGGGAATCAGATGGATATTCAAAATTAGCATATGATATAAAAGGTGCTACAATAAATGAAATATTATACCCTTCATTAGATCCTTCTGTTTTTGAAATAAAGTACCCTGATACAGATATACAAGGAAGAGTAGTAACAAATTAATAACAATGGCAGTATATAAAATATTTCCCGAAAAAGATACTTTTATTTTATCTCAATACCCTGCTCAAAACACAGGTAGAGATGAAGTATTAGAGGTTTCAAACTATAATGGAATTAACGTATTATCATCTGCACAAGGTGATTTACCTGCCGTTACACGTGCATTAATTCAGTTCAAAACAGCTGATATAAACAATGTAGTTAATAATATCATA